TTGCCGTGCTGTAGTCCTCATAGATTCTACCGCCCGCAGTTTCAAAGCTGGCTTCAAACTCTTGCTTGAACTGTCGCTTTGACATTGTGCGACGACGCGCAGCAATAACATCGGGCGGCAATATCTCTGAGGACTTCCAGTGGTAGACCTTCCAAAGCCCGTCTTCTGGGTTTAGCTCTGAATACCTGCACATATCATAATAATGATTCAGTCCATCTGGAACACCAAGAAACCAACACCATGGTCTATAGTCTGGGCGCCTTGGATCAACAGTATCAAGCGCGGGCATGATGTTCTCATATACCGCTGTGCTCTTAACGTCGGCAATTTCATCTATGCCACCGCCGGTCCAGTTGATACCCTCTATTCTTTGGGGTTTGTCTAAGCCAACAACATGAATCTCAGATCCATTAGGCAGGAATATCTTTAATTCGGTTTCGCTTGGGGATTTTGGGTGTATTGCTGAAAAGGTTAATAGTTTGAGGTCGTCCCAGAATATCTTCTTAGCCTGGTCGCGCGTTGGCGCTGCTGCAAAGTATATTTCGTTTGGATGGGTTAGCGCCTCCCGAGCAAGAAATCGCTTGAATCTTTCGGTCTTGCCCGAGCGACGGCCCGCAGGAACCAAAGGAAACCGCACACCATTTGATACCGCAAGGACTAACTGCCGCTGTACCGGATGTTCAATAAGCGGATACCAGCGGTCTTGTGGTTTTGCGAGTATCTTCACACAGGAAGGTTCCCAGCCAAAGCAGCAAGAGCCGCAACCAGCTCGGCGCTTCCGTTATCTGTTTCTTTTTCCCTCCATCCTGCGCGGGTCTTCATCCAGAAAATCATAGCCGTGGTATCCCCGCCTTTTGCTTTGTTAAACAAGCTTCCACCAATCGATGCATTCGCCTTGGCCGTTGATTGGTCTAGCTCTTCCCGGTAATGCCTTCGCAGCGTTTTTGCGGTAATCCCTATGATGTCGGCCACAATATCTTGGTTTGTGCCGACCGTGGAGTGCAGCGTCACAAGCTCTCTCGTTTGCTTTGTTGGCTCGTGTCTTTTTCTAGGCATCTTTTACGCTCCTTGAGTTAAACGTGCCGCCATCGGATTCAAGTGTTGCATCGTTACCAGTGAACTCTTGCCACCGTTTGACTATTACGTCACAGTATTTTGGGTCTAGCTCCATAGTTAATGACCGCCTCCCTAATTTCTCACACACTACAATCGAGGTTCCTGATCCGCCGAAAGGCTCATAAACATATTCTCCGGGATTGGTGTGGTTCAAATACGATTTTTCATAAAGCGCCGCTGGCTTTTGTGTTGGGTGCGTTGTTTTTTCCTCTTTACTTCCCCCCATTATATGATTTGGAGGAGATGCATCCCATATCGTAGTTTGCTTCCTGTCGCCCTTCCAGTTGTGGCCTTGCCCCTTCCTTATTGCATACCAGCATGGTTCGTGTTTGAAGTGGTAATCACTCCTCCCCATGACCATAACTGACTTATTCCAGATTATTTGCTGTGATGGCTCCAGTCCGGTTTTTCTCAAACTCTCCATTACAACATCGGTAAATTTTGACGCATGCCAAACATAGGCAACATTGCCCGTAAAAAGTGCCCAAACATCAGTCCAGTCGGCCTGATCGTCATTCTCTACTAAACCAGCGTTGCCCTTGCCAAGAGCCTTAGAGCCTAACGCATCATCGCGCCACGACTGGTCCAGTTCTACGCCATAAGGAGGATCAGTAACCATTGTGTTCGGCTTCTGCCCGTCCATCAGCTTATCCACAGCGTCGATACTGGTGGAGTCGCCGCACATCAACCTGTGGTTGCCTAAGAGCCATACATCACCCTCTACTGTAACCGGGTCTTCTGGAACCTCTGGAACAGAATCCTCGTCGGTAAGCCCTTCCACCTCTTCAATCTGTAATGCGCTAATTTCGTCAAGTGTGAAGCCGGTTAGCTCAAGATCAAACCCGTCGGCACGCAAATCGTCGAATTCAACCCGAAGTAAATCATCATCCCAGCCTGCGTCCAGCGCCAACCTGTTATCAGCAATAACATAAGCCCGACGCTGGGCGTCGGTAAGGTGATCTGCCTCAATGGTTGGCAGGTATTCCATTCCCAGCTTCTTTGCAGCCAGCACACGCCCATGGCCTGCGACTATGCCGCCGTCGCCATCGACAATGATAGGATTAAGGAACCCGAATTCTTTAATGCTTGCCGCGATCTTGTCGACCTGGCTTTCTGAATGGGTACGGCTGTTTCTAGCGTAAGGAATGAGGGATTCGACTTTTGCCTTTTTATAGGCGGGAAAAACATTGGTTTCTTTGTGCATTTTCTACCCCGTAGAATATGATAAGTCAGCCCAGCCGACTAGATACGGGATAGTTTAAAGGAATACCAGCGCCAAAACAATCATTCCAATATACACTGCCGAATCGATGGGGTGCTTATGCGCCAGCCAAAACGCGTAAAGCCCGGCCATTAGCGCTATAAGTCCGGCATGTATCAATCTAAGTTTTATGTAGCGTTTCATTTCACTACCTCTGCAGGGGTTAAGCATTAAGCCATCCAGCCAAGAGCTATAAAGGTTAGGCTAAAGCTCAATAGGAGCGTAAATATTATGAATCTATCAATTTTCATCACTTATCACCTATAGGGCTAATGACTAGAGCGGGCAGCTGCCAAGGTGTTGAACGTTATCAAAGAATTCGCCAACCCCGCCGCACAACGAGCATTCGCTCCACGCTGTAATGCCGTGTCTTCCAATGACCTCTCTACATGCTTTCTTAGCAGCCGCTTCCACACGAGCTATCTCGGCGTCTTTGTCTGCTATGGTGGCTTCATGTGCCATAATCGTGCTGTAAGCAAATTTAAGTTTTCCTGTTGGTTTATTCACCCTGCACCTCCAGTGCTTTTGTTAGTTCGTCAGATATAAGGGCATCGCGCATGGCGTAAACCCCTGTCCAAAACAACTCAGACTCAAAACGGCCTTTTAGCTTACTAGGAACCTTAACTGTCTCTGCTAAAGCAACGTAGTTTGGCACTTCTTTCATCGGCTCACGCGATATAGTTACTGTGTCGGGCTTGCGGTCACAAAATGAGCAAAGACCCTTAATTGTTCCGTGCTTACAACCACCCGTCACATCTATTACGCCAGGCTTAGAAAGGGCTTCGTCAAGGCAGGTGTAGCAGTTTCCAGCGCTATTAAGGTCCGTGCCATGCTCTATACACTTAAAATTATTCACAATCTTCCGCCTCCTGCTCTTCAAATTTTATCAAGCAATCCTCGGCAAGCGCTTCAAGATCGGATTCTTCAAGGATCGACTTAATATCTACGCGCTTATAGAAAACATTGTTGATTATCATTGAAGAAATACAACCAGGGTAAAATGGCGTCATTTCTTCTTTAGGCTGGTAGTCGAAAGTTACATCGACTTCGTGATCGTACATAAACAATTTCATAATATTATACTCCTACAGTATAAAAAAATTATGGTCTATTTCCGCCACCTGCGACCAACCAGGCAAGGAACGCCAGCAAAGGCGCGGCGGTGCGAATTATCCGTGGGCAACAACCCTAAGCAACCCATCATCTAACTTATTAAATCTTTTCTTTGCAGGGTTAAAATAAGGCTTGTACTCATTCCCTCCAACCGAGGCAACCCGAACAAAAGGTATGCCAGGTATCTTGACCATGCTTTTAACGCCCGTCAACGGGTTTTCTCGCTCGAACGCTTCCGGATTTCGCCCAACGTACTGGCGATCACTCATTGTGATTAGATCCGGCTGCGAATTCATTGTTATTTGAATTTGTCCCATGTTCTAGCCCTCCCAGATTGCATCGGCGTAGAATTCTGCGTCTTTTTCCGTAGCTAAGCAATTCAAAAGCTCTTGCGATGCCAATCCCCATTGCTGCACAGAAACCAAAGACCAAAACCTATCCATATCAAAGTCCATTCCTGACCAACTAAAAGCAATCAATGCCCGCTCCCGCTTATCACTAAGACCCATTACCCTAATCTGATCTTCTGTCAATTTAAAATCCTCCTACAAGATTAAATAAGTCGCTGCTAACCGGCTGAATCCCGCTAATTGTTACTTGGTCGGGTCGTACTGTGCCAGCAGCGAAGAATTGAAGTATTAACCATAAACAAAGCCCGGTCAACGCCTTTTAAATTTGAACGAACATTCATTTAAATAATGCTTTTTTAATAAGTCAAATGTGATAACCTAAAGGGTTTTTAAATATATGATTCTCTTATAAGAGATATTAATTAGAATCTCTTTATAGGGAGCCTCCACGGAGACAAACGAATACCGCGTGAAAATGCGTTTTTTCGTAAAATAAAATTGAGGGTCTATCTGATCCTAATACACATCCCAATACACGCTTGTGTATTCTGAAACGCACGTGGCACTAAGCCGGTACACAAATACACAAAATACACATAACCCACCGACAACAATTCACAAAAGGACAGAGGCTTGGTTGCGTGTATTTTGTGTATTTGTGTATTAGGCACGGCTGGCGTGGCTTCCAGAATACACAGACGTGTATTTTGCTGTGTATTGGGATTGGTTTTTGTGTTTGAAAAGCTCATAACAGAAAGCCTAGCACCACCCGCCGGATGGTGCAAATAATTACCAAATAATACGTGAAAGATCCTGGCTGGCGCGGTCCAAATAGTCGCAACCAACCCCTTTATAATACTGCTTCTGATTTGGTCTAAACGCTCGCACTGGGTTATCGACACGAGGACGGCCCATTTTGCCGCTGAATCTAATTCCATGCTTTCGGGATAGTGTCGCAACGGTTCCGGCTGGAATCTCTACCAGCGCCGCTGTGGCGCTTCTGGTATACCCAAGATCCGCCAGCGCTGCTATTAACTGTATTTGTTCAGGGGTGTATTTACTCATACCCATAAAGCCCCCAGTCAAGGAGGCAGCCAGCGCGGCTATGATGGTCATTGGCGTGTTTATGGGTTATAAATCATTACTGCAAAGAGGTGCGATCACAGAAATCAAATAATTTTCTAACCCGTCATTTCTCATTTTTTGTATATCGATCACGCTTTTTTCGGCGTCTAAAACCTGACCCAAGTTATAGGTTTCTCCATCCGAATCAGCAGCACTAATATCGCCGTTTTTGTCCTGTCCTATTCTCCAGATTCCATAAATCATTGCTGTAATGTTAGGATAAACAATTATTGCAAAACTGCCCTCAGGGATGTCTTTATACAATGCTTTCATTTCCTTTAATCCTTGTGCGTTTGCGAGTAAGTAAAGCCATCTTATAGGGTCTAAACACACAATGCAAACATTTTAATGTTATTAAATACAATCAGGCACAAAAAAGCGGCCGGAGCCGCTTGGCCGCAAAGGATTATGCCAGATAATATTTAATTGATTTCTTTCCATTCTTTGCTTTTTCTTCCACTGGCTTTATCAGTCTTTCCTCTATCATCACGGAAACCATCTTTTCAATGGCTTTGCGCTTAAACTTCCTGATCCTATTATCAAGCGTTGACAGCGTTTCGCCGTGATCTATCCCTATGCGCTCAATAATGCTGGCCTTTAGCACGCTGCCGGGGTCGTTTTTCTCTTCGTCATTGACGTTTACAGTGTTCATCTTTTCGGATAGGTCTTTCTTAATCAGTGCAAAGGCCCATCGAACATGCTCCGCTGTCCGAATCCCCGATGGCGCGGCAAGTATCAAAGATACCTTGGCTATCATTTCATAGCCTCGCCTGACAATCGCTTCCAGCCCGGTGGTTTCCTTTTGTAGCTCGGCATAATTCCAGATCCAGTCTGATACTTTCTCAAGCATAGCCCTTGCTTCTTTGTCGGTGCTCACCTTTATGCGCTCGCTGTAGTATTCAACCCTTGTTTGGTTCGCGTCAAAATTACCGCCACCATATAGGCCAGCGATTGTTTGTTGCATGCCAAAGCTCATTGGCGGTTTCTTAAATTTCTTTTTGATTCGCGGGTTTGTGTCTAGCTGGTTAATAAACAAAGACCGGCCAATAAATCCGTTGGTTGCCTGTTCTCTGGTAATCAATCCGTTAAAGGTTTCGGGAGTGGTC